ATGCGGACACCGAGCAGCTCAAGCTGCTCGGTGTCCGCATACCGGCTCGACTTGCCGGTCTTGTAGTCAACTACACGAGCGACGCCCTTTTCGTAGTTGAGCGCGAGAAAGTCGGGCAGCCCCCGGAACCATACATTCTTCGCGAAGAATTCGCACGGCTTGAAGTCGGCTGTGATGCCGAGCTTGAGTTCGCACTTAATGTCACCTTCGATCTTGGTGAGAGGTTCCACGAAGTGCTGGTAATGCTGAAAAGCCTCGGGTAGAGGAGTGCCATCTTTAACATAGTGCTCGAACGCAGAGTGGACCGCGGTACCGTAGAGGGTAGCGGTCGTGTCTTCCTGTTTGTATTTCTTGAGAATACGGACCTCATGGTACTTGCGGGCACAGTTCTGAAAGTCCTTGATGGACGAGTACGAGTGCGCGAGTGCCATGACGGGCCTTATTCAGTTGGTTAGAGGCTCGATTTTAACAGTCGCCATAGCTGGCACCCATACCAGACTCGCAGGCTAAGGGTAAACCCTGAGCCCACTTCGGGCGCCACGACATGCACTCCTCGACAAACGCCTGCGCCTGCGCGGCTTCCTCCTGCTTGGCCACAACAGCGACTGCGTCATGCACCGTGAGCACAACTTGGTACCGCTTGGCGATGCGCAGCATCTGCTCGCCAATGATGACGCGGGCAATACCTTGGCAGAAGTTCTCTACGCACTTGCCACCATAAACGTGTACGGGTAAACCCTTAGACACGTACGCCCACTGCGGTTTCTCTTCCCCTTGCGGGGACTTGTATGTGACGCGACGCAGGTCTGGGTACTGAATGAACAGCCCGTTCGGCAGGGTCAGCCCCTTGCCGGGCACCACGTTGACAACACCCGGCACGTCGATCTGCATCGCCTGCCCAGATGCAAGGGCTCGGATGCCTGCGTCAGCCTTCTTCCACAGCTCGGGTATCTTGTAGTACGTCGAGCGGTACGTGTCGATGAGTCGCTTGGCCTCATCCAAGCTGACGGTCACACCTGCCTGCATCTTCAGGAACGCCTGTAGTTTCGGGTGGCCAACACCGTAGCCGGCGCCGAGAATCACGGTCTTGCCCACTTGGCGTTGCTGCTTGTCGATCTGGTCCACGGGCACGCTGTAAATCTTGGACGCCATGATCTTGTACACGTCCTCCTTGTTCTCAAAGGCTTGCACGAGGTCATCCTGCCCAGCCAGCCACGCCAGCGTCCGCGCTTCGATCTGTGAAGAGTCGCAGTCGATCACAACGTACCCGGGCGGTGCGAGGATGGCCTTCTTGATCTTGCCTGCGCTTGGTCCGCGGCTTGGTAGGTTCTGCAGGTTGACTGAGTCCTGCCCGCTCCAGCGGCCAGAGTGAGCGCCGTAGTACCGCAGGGGAACCGGGAACGCACCACGCGCTGCCATGTGGATGAACCGCTCCGTGCGGGTCTCTTCGAGCGTCGTCTTGTTTCCCAATCGTGCAGCAACGAGCCCTTGCACATCGGGGTCATCGTGGTCCTCCAGCGCCTTGAACTCTTCGTCGGTCTTGGCAAATGCGTATGCGGGTTTACCCGTAGTCTTGCTGACCTTCATTGGCGGCTCGACGCCGAACTTGCGCAGCACCTCAGCAAACTTATCGTTCGACATGAGCAGCTTGCGTATCCCGTCGATGCCCTCCGTCAAGATCGCATGGGTGAAGTCGGGGTCGGCGTCTGCCAGCATCATGTCCCGTACGGTCTCCATGAGCATCAACTTGTGCTCTTTGACCGCGGCCAAGTGTTTGCGCAGCGCATCGGTGTCCAGCACGAGCTTAGGCTCCACGAACATCCGCAGTGTCAGGTCGATCAGCTCCAGCTCCTGCCGTGGGAAGCCCGTTGCCATGTACTTCTGGAACAGTTTGTAGGTCAGCTCGCAGTCGTTCTCACAGTAGTCGCCGTACCTACGCAGGGCTTCAGTGCCGAAGTCCTTGTACCGCATGCCCAGTGCAGCAATGACCTCCTCACCCTTGACGCCTATGCGCAGCCGCTCCGCTTGGGACTTGAGGCTGTGCGACTTCTCATGTGGGTAGAGAGCCCGTGACATACCTAGCGTGTCGAGCCAGCCCCTAGGGTTTACCCTATATCGCCAGCTCAGGATAGCTGCATCAAACGCAGTGTTCTGGCACAGGACGAACGTATCGGACCAGTCGATCGCGGCAAGGGCTGCCTCTACCTGCGGCTGCGGGTACCACCAAGCCGGCGCGTCGTTGACCTTGATGCCGACACCGATGGTCTCGAACAGCGGGCTGCGTACGTATTCCTCAGTCGTTATCTTCGACAGGCTGAACTGACGATCGTAGAACGTCTCGAAGTCGAGCGTTACTATATTGGGCATTTTCTCTCCAGTCGATGTTGGTTTTCATGGCGTACCGCTTGCGGTCACGCTCTCGTTTTGCGGCTAGTTGCCGCTCTTCTTTGGAGAAGTCCGGGTCCACCCCCGCAAGGATGTCCCGTAGTTTGTCAGAGGTCGCCACGATCAATCGCCGTCAGTGCGTCGGTTACATCGTCGTAGTTGGTCTCGTTGATGACCAAGGCTATGCCCCCACGATCCTTGATGCTGGCGATCTCGCGGTCCTGCAGTGCAGTGGTCTTGCCCTTGCCGGCCTTGCACTCGATGGCGATGAACCGCCCGCAGTAGCAGCAGATGATGTCCGGCACACCGACGCGCCCGTAGCCGTTGGCCGCAGGGGAGAAGTGGTACACGTCCGCTGCATCGAGCCGCTTCTTGACGACCGCTTTGACTTTTCCTTCAGGAGTTTGAGCCATTGCGTGTCTCCAGTTCGATCAGCAGTTCGATGTAGTGCTTGGCCTTCTCCAAGTCCTTGATGCCGTTCTTGGCCCGCCAGCGGCTGACGTACTTGATGACGTTGCCCTCCATGTAGGGAATGTTGTTGGCGTGGATGTACTCAACCGGCTGGATGGCGAGGTCCTTGTAGTGGCTGCCTGAAACTTGAACGTCGAGTGCGGACATATTTACTCCTTTGGTTTTTTGGGTAGCGGGTGCCAGTGCGTGTAGAAGCCTTTGTCGAGCTTCTCCGTATAGTGGCCCACGATGGCCACGCCATGCACGGTCAGCAGCAGAATCTTCAGACCCATCGGGCAGCTGGCGATGGGTATCCAGAATACATCCGTTGCCACAGCAGCGGTCTTGTCGTGATTGATCGTGTGTGTCATCGCACGCACTCCATGAAACTCTTTGGTGGTACGTACGTATTGACCACGTACTTGGGTTCGTATGTGGTGAACTTGGTCTGCTCGGTGTACGTAATTTCCACATCCTCCTTCGGCACCAGTTTGACGGTAGCCTTGGACGCCTTGGTGATGACGAGCTCCACGCGCTTGGCCTTCGGCTTTCCGGGCAGCTTGGGCTTTGCCTGAGTTGCGGCAAACTCTGCGCCGGCCTTGGTGATCTTGTACACATCCAACTCTTTCACTTGGCACGATGCAGCAGCGGGCGCTTTGCCAGACACCACGACGTAGCCAAGAGCCATCAGCTCATGCATATCTGGATACCTGGGGGCGTGCACGCACTGGCGAATGTCACGCAATGGCATAGGTCCGCACGCAACCAGTGCGCGTGCGATTCTTTGAAGGCGGGTAGCGCCGGTGATTTTGTCAGTCATTCTTTGCTCCTGTTCTTGAACTTGTAGAAAATCAGCTCTCCTACCGGCCCATAGTTCTTGCAGATTTCCCATAGGTCCTGGTTTGCTGATTCGGTTAGGGTGTGCAGGCGGCGCAGTTCGGTGGCAGCAGCCCATGCACGGTTTTGAAAGTCCAGCGTCTTGTCTAGTTCATCAGCCAGACGTAGGGCTCCGGTTTGTGTAGTCATAAAAGTGCATCCTCCATATCATCTGGATAGTCTCTGTGCTCCTTGGGTGCGTTGGGCACCGGCTTGAGCGGGTTAGTGGGTGTGGGGAAGGGCCATGTCATTTCATACCCCTTCCAATTTCAGCAGCAGCCCTGACGATGGCAGCTTCATCTATCGTGTAAAAATATCCAAGGCTTTTTACCTTTCCTTCACGTTGAATTTTTGCGTGATAACGGCCAGACGCTTTATGAAAACTAACACCCCTTACGCCTGTTGAATTGTTTGACTGAATCTTTCCAGCGCTGGATGATGTGGCGTATGCGAACCAATCGGCGCCATACCTAGCAATAGCCCATCTAATTCTTTCATAGGGTACGGACAACCTATTGGCCGCAGTTTTCGCACTCATTTGCTTTCCATGTAGCACTACCCACACCGTGCCTCTGCGATTGTGATTTTGGTCTTTTATTGGCACCCACCTACAGTTTGATGGAGTGTAGTTACCTTCCACATCTATCCGGTCAAGCGACATACCATCAACCATCTCGCCCATGTCGTGTAAAAATCGCTCAAACGAATTCCATTCATCACAAACTTTTATTCCACGACCACCATAATTTTTGAAATCCGGCCTTTTTGGGTTAGAACAACGTGCGTGCATATTTGCCCAGCAGTTGTAAATTGATGTTCGGGAGTACCCGTGCTTTACAGAACTCATGGTTTTATATCCTTTCCAATTTGCGCCGCTGCAATTGTAATACATCGGCGGGTAGCGGCGTAGGCGTCACCCTCATATGTCACAGTTGGAAACCCTGTGCCAGCTCCTACACGGCAGCGGCCTTCGCTAGTAACGGAGTAGTGTTCGATCTTCAGTCCGAGCTTCACCGCTAGCCGCAGCGCATCGCCGTCGTCGGTGAGGGGGTTCCAAGGCAGGCGATCTTCTTGATTTATGAAGTCTCCGTCGCCTTCCCATATGCAATCAATCCCCGCAGCCTTCGCAGCCAGCTCCAAAAGTTCTCGGTCTTTCATTTCGGTTCCTTGCTCGGATTTTAGGAAGCTGAAAATGCGCTAGACCGTTGACTACGCATCAGCAGATCAAGCAGTTCCAGCGCCTTGTCTATACATTCAGCTTTGGTTTCACCACAAACCGACTGGATGATCCAAGTCCACCCAAGATCGGGATGCTCGAATGGCACTGAGGCTTGCACTTCTTGACCGCTGTCGGTCACTAAGCGCCACGGGCTCCGGCTGTAATTGAGTTTTACAATCTTCATTTAATGATCCCCATCTCTCGTTCCATGAAGCGAATTCCGGCGCGGAAGCTATGAAAATCGGGGCACACTGGTTTCACCCGACGGATTTCTTCATCGGTCATTGGCTTACGCTGATTTGCAGCAGCTACAAGGGCGGCAAAGCGCTCAGCGCAGCCAAAATGGTAGTCACGTTCTGGGTCGCTGTACCAATCGTGAAACCCGGCCTCCCGCGCCATGCGGATGATGTTGTCTCTGGTCATGCAGCACTCCAATCTACCCGTGTATCAGCCGGAGGCGTACAGGTGTGGATATCGTTCCAGTCTGAGTAGTTCACACGCTTGCCACAAGTGATGCAGAAGTAACGCTCCTTCAAATGATCGCCCATGCTGAACGCCACGGCTTTCGGATGGTTCTCAAGTTGAACCAGTGTGGTTTGGTCTTCAGGCTTGATGCGGAAGACGACAGTGATGAATCTATCGGTCATTTAGCTTCCTCAATCGTTACTGTTTTTACGTTGCGTGTGCAGTTTTTCCCGCAGCTCTTTGTGTAGTTGACCTCGGAAACCTTTGGCTCCTCTTTGCACCGCACCCACGTGACATTAGGGCCAGCCAGAGTTTGGGTTCTGTACAGCGTGCAACCTTCGTGCTTGCCTACAATCACAGTGC